CCATAGTCTTTTTTATATAAATAGATAACTATCTACTTTTAAAATCCTCCAGACTTGTTCTTTTGTTTTTCTGCAGCTTCTTTTTTCTTGTCAAACTCTTCTATAAGTTTACTAAGATAATACCTACGTTCATAAACAGGCATATTTGTTAAGTCTTTGTGATTAAAATTTGCGAATTTTACTAGATAATAGATTTCATCCAGCACGCCCTGCCTGTATTCCGAAGAAAGGACGAAAAAAATGGGCACCAAGCACAACCGAAGTTGTGACCTCTTCTCCTGACGGTGCCCTTACTGTTACTTTTAAATCCAACCCAGGTTCGTTGTCTTTAACGTAGTTTCTAAACCCCTGAGAATCTTTTATTGGCATTGATTGAATCATTTGTGCTAAATTACCTTTGTCTCTTTCACCTTCTATCTCTTGTATAAGATATTCCAGTCTTCTTGTAACTTTAGGTGAAATTCTACCTTCATATTGTGAGTCTATGTTTGATAGTTCCGTTTCTTGTGTAGAACTTAAAAATTTAAATTTAACTATTTTTTTAGTTATGGGTAGGGAGTAGGAAAATTCTCCTTTTTCGTCCGCTATTAAATTAAACTCTTTCATACTAACACTACTTAAATCGTGTGTGTGGTTAAAGGATTCTTTTGTTTTGGGGTCAGTTAGTGTAAACTCATATGTCGCTCCGAAAGCAGTGTTACGTAAAAATATTAGAACCGCTTGTTTATCACATTCTAACATTTCTGTAATATTCACCTCACTTCCTAAAATCTTTCTTCTTAATAATTCGTCTATTATGTTTCCACTTTCTACTATATTAGGAGAACTGAGAAGGTTTTCGTCTGATGCGGTTAAATATGTTACCTTTACAGACTCTAACTTATTCTGGTAGAACATTCCTTTAGACGGGAGAGGAACCACATCATATGGTATGTTCGTTTGGGTTGGGTCTGAGTATTCTCTTGGGTCCATTTGTTTATTTTATGTACTTTTTAATTTATTTTTGCTATAATTATCATAATGGATAAAACCTATAACATACAAATGATAAGTAAAGATTTGTGTAAGTCCATACTTTCACAATATCATTATTTAAACAAACAAAGTAAAGGATTTAGAAGTGGATTTAATTTTGGGTTATATAAAGACTCTGAATTGGTTGGTGTCTGCATCTTTCACTCCCCTTCCGTACCTGAGACATTAAAGGGTTGTTTTGGGTTAAAGAGAGATGAACAGGGGGGTGTTTATGAGTTAGGTAGATTGTGCCTTAGCCCCACAATTAAAGAAAAAAATGTTTTATCTTGGTTTGTTTCCAAATCAATTAAGTTGTTAAGAAAAAAAACTGAGGTAAAGTCTATTTTATCCTACGCTGATTCGTCGTTACATACGGGATTCATATATCAAGCGACAAATTTCAAATACTACGGTTTAACTTCATTTAAAAAGGATTTTTGGTTCGAAATGGAGGATGGTTCTTTTGTTAAACACCAAAGAGGTCCCGTGAAAGGAAAAAAAGGAAAGTGGAGAGCTCGTGACCGTAAACACCGATACCTACTAGTGTTCGATAAAACATTAAACTGTTTATGGGGAGAAGAACCTTATCCCAAAAATAAAAATTTAGCCCCATTAAATAAAAGACCCACAACTTAGTGTGGGTCTTAATCTTAATATGTTTATACTATTAGTATACTAAAATACATCTATCTGGTCTTAGAGTTGCTGATATACTAGCTATTGCATCATCACTGTAACCCAAACTATCAAAGTTTACATCGGTTAAGAATGTCCCTTGCATTATCCACTTTTCTACAACCACACCAGTAGGGTCTAGCATCTCTAAATCAATGTCTTTTTTATAACCCGCAGCGTAACCCATTCTACCTGTTACTGATTCTGCGTGTAATCTTACCCACTCCATTAGAGCTTGTGCTGCTGATGGCCCTATAGGGTCTCTAAATGTCACATTAATAGTGTTCCATGTAAATCTACCTGCCACATATGTAGAAGTGTTTAAGAAAGGGATTTCTACTGGATTAATGTTAACAGCAGGTCTCGAAGTACTTTCCACATACCACTCATTAATGCCCAATGAAGAAGGGAATCTTAAGATAAACCTATTTTTCTTTTTAGGTTCATACGGTATGGGCATTTTCATTAATAAGTCAGCCATGTTAGTTTTTTTTGTTTTGTATTGTTATTTCTTAATAAATATACGGGTTTTTAAAAATCGACTAGATTAACCCTTTACTTTATTTTTCTCATTCCATATATCTACTAGCATAAAAGCTATTATATTTATATAAATACTTCTTAAAGACTTTATTCTTTAGCATGCATTACAAATAATTTATTAGCAAGCTTTTCCGGTAAATCTCTCTTTAATAGTTTCATTTGTTTAATATTTTTCATATCATCATCTATGAAAACTATTTCATCATACTTAGTTAAAAGTTTTTCTACTACCTCAGCTTTCTTTTCATAATCTGTTTCCGATTCAAGAGTCCTAACTCGGTCTATATCATTTATAGCGTACACATTTTCTCTAGATAACCTGTCACCTATTGGGACCAAATTCCCCTTACTGTCTTTATACATTAAGAATTGTCTTAACCCATCATATACAATGTCTTCGTTAGACCTTGCGGTTAGTATTCCAATCTGATGTCCTAATTTTAGATAGTCATCCATTACAGATAGGTTAGCTACTATGGGTTCTGCTTTTTCAATAGACTGTTGGGTCTTTACGGGGTCCATAAAATCTCGGTAATCGTAATATTGTTTTGTGTCTTGCGTTACATGTTCTAATCCGTATTCGTACGGGGTTAAAGTCACTTCTTCACTATCTGAAGGTAAGTTTCTATAGATGTATACTCCAGTAGGTTTAAGTAGTGTGTCGTCCACGTCTAAAAGAATTAAACGATTAGTTTTAGCTAACTCATTTAAAGGTTGTTCCGTATACTCTCTAAGTATTCTTCTAATGTAATTCATTTATTTAAAATTTTACCCATAGGACATTCCATATATCATATAAGTACCGTTAAAAGTTTTAATCCTTAGGTAGGCACGATTTTGTAATTATATTTTTTATAATATTCTTATTAATAAATATATTTATATGTAGATATGTTACTTAAAGAGATTAATAAAATTAAAAAGTTGATGTTGGTTGAGTCAAAGATGGTAGGTTTTGACAACCCTAAGGGTAATTTTGTAATTATAGCTGGTGGTCCTGGAGCTGGCAAAAGTTATGTTACCCAGAATTTTATAGACCTGCCCGACTATAAACAATTTAATGTAGATAACTATAGAGTTTCGTTAGCTAAAAATTTATGGGGGGACCAGTGGAAAGAAAACATTTCAACAGAAGAAGGGTACGCTAAAATACTAGATATGTCTCACACCACATCAGACCCTAGAAATTTAACCATTAAGTTTTTGAAGAATTTTATAGGAGTAGAAAGAGGGCACATGCCTAACATAGTTTACGATGCGGGTGGTGGACAAAGAGGGGTCATGAACGATGTAATTAATCTAGCTAAAGAAAATGGGTATAATGTGACTATTGTCCACGTAGTGACAGAACTAGATAAAGCTTTAAATAGAAATCAAGAGCGTGACCGTAGTTTACCTAGAGATATGGTTATAGATTACCATGATAAAGTTAGGCGGGTAGTTAAAGACCTAATACCTATGGTAGACAATTATTGGATTGTAGATAATACACACGACTTGGGTGTTGGTGAAAGAGCTAGTGGTAGTATAAATAGAATTAAATAGTTACTTTATTTATCTTAAGGGCAATGTTAGGGTAGGACTCCATAATAGACATAACGTCAACGATATGTTTATCCTTATCTTCCCAATACTCTACCTCAGTAACAACACCATACTTTTCAATTAAGGATTTTAATCTGTTACCCTTGGACCTGTCCCCATCAACCCCGACAATGGTCATATATTCGTCAAATCTCAACCCGTGGGACTCTAATATAGATTTAAGTTCTAAATAAACATCACTAATCCTGTTAGTGAGTAGTATAAGTTTGGTATTGTCACATGTTGAATTTATCTCATATGCGTTAATTGTTTCTAGAATTGGTTTAAATTTCCATTTACGTGTGGAAAGGCTTTGCGGCCTATCCATATAATTTGGGTCTTCATTATATGGTGTTTCGAATAGTGTGTTATCAAAATCAAATAGTGCTAATTTCATTTATTGTCTTTTACTGTTTAGCACAAATATAATAAAAAAAAATCATTAAATAAAGATAATTCTTTACGTTTAATTTGGTAGTTAGACATAAATCCCTTATATTTGTGCATAACAAAACGACAAAGGAAAGACATGAAAATAGAGAAAATAGAAAGTTTATTTGAGAACGGAAACAAGTTTTTAAACGTAGTAGAGGGTATTACCGAAAATGACGTTGTGGTTAAAACTTACGTATCACCAAACAACTGTGAAAAAGTTGTAGACTCTGAATATGTTCTGGACCGTTCTAACCACTTAACAGTATATGTAACACTTAAATCAGAAACTGTAGATATTTTAAAGTCTGCCAATCCAGACCTTATTAAAATTTGTAAGTATACGAATGACTGTCCTGGTGGGGAGAATACCTACCACGTAAATCAATCAAAAAGATTTGAATTTAAATTCACTGGAATTCGTACGAGAAAAAATAAGATGGAGAAGTACGAGAGGGTATATCAAGAGTTCCTAGATAGTATTCCTGAGTTAACCACTAACATGATTTCTCAACTCATGACAGACCTAAATGCCAACTTATTAAATTCGGTAGACGTTATTAACCGTGACTACACTACAAATCACGTATCCTTATTTACCTCTAACACCTATGAGGAAGCTTGGACTGAGGAATTCAGTAATAATGTGGAGTTCGTTAAAGTACAGGAAGAAAAGGAAGAATTGCAAAAACAAATCGATGAGTTAAAAGCTAAAGTTTCTTTGGTGAATGAAGAAATTACATCTGTTAAATGTAAAATAACTAAAGACTTTTTGGACAAAGAAGAATTGCCTTCACAAGTTGTTGAAAAAATCAACCAAAAATATGATAAGAGTGAAGCTTGGAAAACATACGTTGGAAGAAACATACGTTTGTAGTAATACCCAATAAAAAAAGGTCCTGATGGACCTTTTTTTATTGTCATATCATATAGGAAATCTATTTCTTCAAACGCCTTGCTAATTCACGCTTAGCTTGTTTTAAAAGTTTTGTTTTTTGCGTTTTAGATTCAGCTAACCCATTACCGTAGTGGAAAAAATGTTCTCCTGGTTCTCTACGGTATTTATCGTCTTTACCCACACCTCTTTTTTCGTCATATTTCATTGAATTAACAAGAGCGGCAATATGTTGGTCTATCCCATCTCTTGACGAATCACTAGAACGGTCTCTTTCATTATCCAAATTACGCAATTCAATTCTGTCGTGGTGTAAATCTTCATCGTAGTTATACGCCTCTTCACCCTCAGAATCTTCACTCATCTCACGTTGTTTGTGTATGTCAGAATCGACACCTACAACCCTAGATTTTCTCCCATCAAACTCATCTCTATCAGAGTGGTCCACATCTTCATAGTTAACCTCGTCCAAATCTATAGGGTTATTGAAGTTTTCCGTATCAGTATTTACGTCAGCTTGTAGATTTAAACCACCATCATCACCAAAGTTCATTTCGTCTAGAATATCATCACTTAATTCTGTTTGAAAAGAACTATCGTATTCTGATAACTCAGCATCTAAACCTTTCATTTCTAGAGTTTCTTCATATATCATATATGCCTCCATTAATCTTTGGAATTGGTTTGGTGTGACCCTAACGTTTTGTGCCTTACTACCGTAGGTTTTTTTAAAGTTTACGTCATACCCCAAACTTTCCACTAACTTTTGTTTTTTATAATTAAATTTCATTTTTTAATTTTTTAACTTTTCTTATTATACATTTTCAAATGATGCTCCAGTAGGTGTAATCAAGAATTCAATATCGATAAATTCTAGAGACCTAGTTGGTTTTATATAAATCTTACCCTCTAAAGTATTTTGGTCGATTAATTGAGGGTCGTCAGAAAGAACAACTCTAAAGTCTGTTAGACCTCTTTCTCTTCTGATAGAGTCTAGGATTGGATTAACTAAGTCCAAGAACTCATTTCTCACTTGTTCGTCATTTTGTTCGAATAACAATTTAACCGCTACTGCCGAAATTAATTTTCTAGCTTGTAATAACAATCTTCTAACGTTGATTCTGTCTAAAGCAGATTGTCTACTTTGTAGTGTCTTGTTACCCCAGATAATGGTACCAACATCTGAGTAAGTTGCAATTGGGTTAATTCTACCAGCGTATAACGTATCTCTTTCATCAAGAGTAAGTTTCTTTCTAGCTTTAACCGCGTTTACAATACCTCTAGTGTAACCAGCGGACGCGAACCAAGGGAATGAGATGTTATCTGTTAAAGCGATGTTTCTCATTACATCATAAGTAGGTGGTAACCATACTCTAGTATTGTTTTCTTGGTCGTTGTACTGTACCCATGGGTAGTAAGTAGCTGTATAGTTAGAGTCAATTCCCGTTAAATCTAAGTTATCCACAGCTTCAGTAGGTTGGATTATGTTTGAAGCTATTGTCGTTCCTGGTACAAACAAATTGTAGTCAGGTGTGGTAGTAATATATAATGAATCAGCTCTTTCAGTTTCCACCATGTCAATCGTTTCCTCTACAAGGTTACTATTGTTTACATAGTCTATGCCTGGCGTCGCTAAAACGTTGATGTTGACTGCTTCTGGGTTTCTAAATGTTCTCATACCGAAGTAGTAAGCGTAATAGTCAGTAGTCGCAAAGAATCCTGATTCTCCCCAAGGAGTCTGAGACAACATTTTAAATGAACCATCACCAGACGCGTTAGGGAACGTAGTTGAACTACATGCTCCGTTTAGGAACCCTGATTTACCCCTTACGTAATTATCTCCGTTACTTCTGGACTTTCTATAAATGTCCCACCCATCAAATCCACCATAAGGTGCTAATGTGAATTTTCTAGACTGTAATGTGTAATATGGGTCTTGGGAGTCTGTTGGTTCACTTCTGAAAGTGGCCGCTCCTACCGAAAACTGGTCTTCGGTAGTTGTACCAGTACCACAATTTTTACAAAGTGTGGTTACACACAACTCACCAAGAGTGTCAACACAAGTAGCTCCCTTATCCATGTGGAATCCTGTGGTTAAACAGTTCCAATCAGTACCGTCTAAATCAGTACATTTATCTATTGGTGCTTGTTTTCCTTTGTATTGGAAGAAATCGTCATCGTATGCTGACGCTGCAGTATCTGAAATGCCTAAATAAACCCTTCTAATTTTATCCCCAGCACTTATCACAGAATTGTCCACAGTAGAACTAATAGCGAAAGGAGGGTTCCATATAATGTCACCTGGTTTATTGTATTTTGTCTTATAATATATTGTAGGACTTTGTTCCCCTAAATAATTTCTAGTGGAGTACCCTTCAAAACCACAAGGAACAGCATCATGACGATTAGTGTCGGTTTCCTGTTCTGGGTCAATATCTACCATAATGTATCTACTTCTAAGTTCATACTCACCGTTCGCGGTACCAACTTTAACACCCACAAAAGAGTTAAGATTAGGGTTCATACTACACCTTGTGTATCTTTCTAATACCACAGGAGAAGCGTCCGTATCGTAGAAACTTCTAACCAAAAGGTCGAACTCATTTCTTTCAAAAGAGATGTTAACGATTGAGATTTTAACTTGTGTGTTAGCGGCATTACCGTCACATATTGAGATGAATCTAAATAGTTTGTATACTTTAGTACCTCTTAACTCAGAAACAACATACGGAGTTACTGGGGTTTGCCATTGTTCTTGGTAAAAACCTATAGTTCCTGTATTATTAGAATCTCTATAAGATGGTAGGTCTAATAAATTACAATTTAGTCCTCTAATGTATCCCTTCTTATAAGCGTAAGTCAACATGTTAGGGTAGGCTTCCTCTACGAAGATTGGTACTTGTTCCATATCCTTATCAAAAGGAGCTACACCGAATACTCTTTTAACGTAGTCTGATGATGATGGTGACATAGAAGTCTCAAATCTAAATGAATCACCATCCACATCTGTAACATCCATGCCGAAAGTTGCGAATGGGTCTGTACCCACTTCTGAGAAGGTACTTCCCGTACACACCATATTAACGTCAGTACCTCCAGTAACTTGATATACTGGACCACCTGAATTATTGGTACTAACACCTCTTGAACGGAATGTAGCAACAACTAGGTCATCGTAGTTACAGAAAGTTTCACCTGTATATAAGGTGTAAGAATATCTAAGGGCTGAACCTCCAGAGTATAAGGTAGTAGATGCCGAAGTACTAATATCAAATACCTCATTAGTGTTGACTCCAAAACTTAAAGAGAATCCACTGTAACTATCTGTTCCAGGTATAGGGTCAAAGAACCCATATAACCAAGGGTCATTAATATCATTACAAAATACTGAAGGTTTAGGGTTACAAGAGCTTCCAAGTACGGAAGTTTCCGTTATACCACTAAACATACTTTGATAGGTATGTCCAGAAGATAATGGGTCGGTAGCGTTCTCTAAGAAAGTTCCTTCATATAATGTATTGCCAGAATGGGCATCTCCATTATAATTACAACCGAAAGACTTTTCTTGGCTTGTTCCTCCCGTCATAGGTAGGTAACATGGTGTACTTCCTGTAGCACATCCCGCACTAGTATCATGAGTTAAACTATTGTAGTAAGTCGATAACAAACTATCTAACTCATCAGAGATTGTTGTAGTACTACCATCTGTCTTAGTTATGGGATTATTTATATTTCCTGAAATAGGCCAAGGTAATGCCGTAACTGGCTTAGTGGTAGTTGTAGAATCTGTCCAAACGGAGGTAGAACCAGTAAAATAAAGAGATATGTCTCCAGTATTAACTACAGCTGTTGAACCAGTAGCCGACTCAAATGCCGTACCAGTGTTACAAGTAGAAGCACTATATAAGGTACCACTGGTATCTGTACACTGAGTCCTAATTGTTTCACAATCAGGATTAGCGACAGTGGTTATAGACCATGAAGGTCCCGCGTCATACCCTGAATAACCCAATACCCTAGTTACGAATAACTGGTTAGATTGTTGTAAATATGCTTTTGCTATGTATGATAATTCGTATTTGGGAATTTGTGTTTCGGTAAACTTTGATGGGTTTAAACTACCAAAGTAGGTTTGGAACTCTCCGTATGAACTTATGAAGATAGGTTCAAACGCTGGACCCTGAATAGTCTCTCCAGCTAATCCTAATGTGGTCACACCCACACTTTGTGCTACGAAACTTAAATCTTTTTCTGACGTGTACACCCCTGGTGATACAAAAACTTTGCCGTCTGCTGCCATGTTAATTATTTTTTTTGTACTTTATTTTTATTTTATTAATAAATATTATCTCTAATCCCAAAAGATGACCATCTTTTTGACTATTATGACTTCTGGTGTGAAAAAAAACATACTTTTTTCATACTTATGGGTATGCTTACAACACAAAAGATAAAAAATATTAAAATAGATAGTGGGGTTCACAAACTATTAAAGGAATATTGTGGTAGAAACGGTTTAAAAATGTTTCAGTTTGTGGAGAAACTAATAAAGGATAAATGTTCACCTAAAAAAGACATTTATGGTGACCACTAATTAAAATTTAATAGGAAATAGTTCGGTATGGTATTTAAGAGGTTTAATAGAAAACTCAGACGTTAGATTTGTTAATCTAACATTTTTTTCTTATTCTTTTTTTATATTTGCAATATTAAAAACTAAACATGGAAGGATACATTTATTTAGGAGAACATTATGACGTATTAAGTAGAGAAATCGATATCTCTGATAAAAAGATTGGGTTATCCGTAGACCCATTAGTACGTGAACAATCCCTGACTAACACCAAGTCACCCATTAGATATAGAATTGTTGCGGTTTATAAGGTGGATAATATGAGAAAAGTAGAAAAAATGTTACACAGTATACTGGATAGTCGTAGGGTTTTTGGTGAGTGGTTTAGAGATGACGACGACACTTTAGAGGGTGATTTCATTAATTTTATGAACGCTTACGGTGGGGAAATCTACAATATTGAAGAGATTAAAGAAGAAAGTTATTTATTAAAGGAAGACACTAGATTATTGGAAGTTGTTGAAAAGCACGGTGCTCCACTTAACCTGGTCCGAAAATATCTGGGTATGGAATATGACGTATTATTAGATAAGAATGGTAGGTTACATTTTAATGGGGACATGTTTAATACACCTAATAAACTTTATAATAACGGTATTGTGTTCCACGTTAAGAAGAAACGTGGAAGTAGTGGAACCAACAACCTATCCCAATTTAAAATAAAAGAAACTGGAGAAAGACTAGAAGATTAATGGGTATATTTGGGTAATTCCTAGATAAACTTTGTCTCTAGAGTGACTGTTTGTTCTTGCAAAGCATCCGTGGGTGTCATTTTAAAGAGTAGTGTCTGGCCCCTAGAAACATAATAAGTAGTAAATTCATCACTGACCAACTCACCATCTAAATGCACAGTATACGTATCATTATTGGTAGTGTCTAATACCTGAACATTTGCATCGTACTCAAACGGTACTGATAACTCCACCACAGCCACGTTTAGTGTAAACGTTTGTGTAAATATGCCTCTAGGATTTTCTTTGGTCGGTTCTAATCTCCTCTTTTTGGTTTTTGTCTCAGTCTCAAACACTAACAACTTTCTAGTAATCGCGGGTGTAATCTCAAACTCCTCTTCATCAATTAAAAATCCCTGCAGTTGCAGTTGATAATTTTGTGTATAAAATTTTCTTTTTTCATTGTCAGATATTTGACTTTCGTCACTTAAAGTTTCCATTATAATTGGGATGTAGTGTCCTTTCACGAAGGTATAGGCTTGTCTAGAGGTGAAAGTTTGCATCATTACCTTATTAAATTGGTTGAGTTCCCTCATTCTATTACATACTATCTTTAAGTCGTATGTTATATCTACGGGTACTGGTTGTGGTATTTTATATAAATCCATTCCTTTTCTTTGGCCATCCCAAGTTGGTACCTTAGCGTAATGGAAAGTTCTCCTATCTGGGATGGTATACGTTAAGGATGGGTTAGTCCCATATTGTACCGCTGGATTTCTAACTGTAACTAAAAAAGGAATTTCAGGATTCAAATCTTTATCCGCAAAAGACCAAGTATTAGAAAACTCTGCCCATCTTTGGATTGTTAGTATTTGGTCTACTATTGATATGGGTTTTCCATCTACTGATATTTTTAAACGGTCATTGACAAAATCTAACATCCCCCTATCTAAATCTGCATGCAACACACTTTTAGGTAAGAAAGTGCCGTCCTCACTAATAAACTCTGCTAGTTGTTTTCTTCTTTTTGGGGTTGATAATCCGTCATACCCAGAAGGGTACTGTGGTTGGTTTCCCACCACAGGATACATATTTAACGTTTTTTTTATTTTTTTATTAATCCTACCCATAATTAAATTCCTTTAAACTCGTTATCACTGGTTGGAACACAGGTTATCGTTCTATAAAAAGATTTGTACCCCAATATAGTATGTGCATTATCACCAGCTACCCTACCGTCATTGGAAACTGTGAAATATCTAGTAAAATCTTCGGTTTCGGGATATCCAATGTAATCACCATACTTTATATCTATATCTAGTTGGTCTAATTCTTTCTTATATACACTAATAGTTAAATTACCACTTTCTAAATATCTCATTAAACCATTCGCGTAACTATCGTTAGTAGGTCCAGAAATATTCACTAGAGCTTTAAATTCGACGGGTGGAAAAAACCTTATTTCTTCTTGTGCGGCTTCACCATACACATCGTCGGTAACACTCTTACTCCTATCGACACTATATAATACTAAAGTAAAATTTAGGTTTCCGTGTAGATATTCCATACCCATAGACTCTTGTAGTCTAAAATCTTCGTCACCGAAAAATTTATTTACTCTAGTTATTGGTACTCTCTTTTTACTCATTGCTAAGGTTTTTTATTTATAAATATCCAGTTCTTCCTTATATTTAGGTTAGATAATTATCGTATTGTGGAATTAAAAATACCGGAAGTAGAAGCACGCGGAATACTCACAGGGTATAATGGTGCAAATAATTTTATCTTAGATTTAAAAGAAAAAATTAAAAGTGAATATTATAATTTAACTAGGAACCAATCAGATTATGTTATAGGCAACCATGATATTGTCCCTAAGATTGCAAGAAAAAAGGTAAAAATAGACCTTTATTTTTCCCAAGAGTTGCAAGAAAAAAAGTTATTGCCCAAAGCACCAACAGAAATATGGGTAGAAAAGATATTGGTTACCTCAGATAAAGCATACCATATATGGGGAAAAGTTATAGACTCTGAAAAGTTATATTCGTTCTGGGTACCTAAGTCACAAATAGTACCTACCAACAGTAAAAAAGTAACCGTGGATTATTCTCCCTTTAATCACAGGCCCCCAATGGAACACCAGAAACCAGCCATCGAGGATTTATTAAAAAACGATATGTATATTTTAGCTGACGATATGGGTTTGGGTAAAACTACTTCAGCTGTCATAGCAAGTATTGTGGAAAACCCTAAATGTACTCTAGTGATATGTCCAGCTTCCCTTAAAATAAACTGGAAGAGGGAAATAGAGAACTATACTGATGAGGAGGTGGTCATAGTCGAAGGGAAAAATTGGAAAGAAGGTAAATATATAATTGTAAATTATGATATTCTTAAAAATTTCCACTCACTTAAAAATAAAAGTGTTAGAACATTGTTGGAATCTGGCGTAGAAAGAGTGATAATTGATGAAGCCCATTATATTTCTAACCCTAAAGCACAAAGAACCAAGATAATTAACCAAATTTCCTTGAAGTTAGGTAAGGTTTGGTTACTGACGGGAACTCCTATGACATCTAGACCCATTAATTACTATAACCTACTTAACCTAGTCAATAGTAGGGTAGCTAATAACTGGGTCGCATATGTGAAGAGGTATTGTGAGGGTAGACAATTTAGAGGCCCGAACGGTAGAAAAATATGGAACGTAAGTGGAGCCTCCAACTTAGAAGAGTTACGAGACCGTACACAAGACAAAATAACAAGACGATTAAAAGAAGACGTATTAGACTTACCAGATAAAATTATTACACCAATCTATTTGGAATTGGTATCTGAGGAGTATGAAAAGGAAATGGGTGAGTATTTGTCGTGGTCTGATGAAAACCAAAACGAAAGTATTACAATTCATCTTGCTAAACTCACAAAAGTAAGGCAAATTATTGCTTCAGAGAAAATCACATATACTCGTCAGATAATTAATGATATCTTGGAACAAGATAAAAAGGTAATTGTTTTCACCAACTTCACCGCTCCCCTAATGGAGTTGCATTCACACTACACACACCAGTCGGTGGTTTTACACGGACAGATGTCTAAAGAAGAAAGGCAAAAATCTGTAGATGAATTCCAAAACAACCCAGACATTAAAATTTTCATATCTAATATTAAAGCGGGAGGTGTAGGAATTACCCTTACTTCAGCAGAAGCGGTTATAATGAACGATTTAAGTTTTGTACCTTCCGACCATTCACAAGCGGAAGATAGAGCCTTTAGGATAGGTCAGAAAAAAAACGTGTCTTGTTTTTACCCTACTTTCGATAATACCTTAGAAAGAATCATATACAACATCCTCCGTAAAAAGAAAAACATAATAGATACGGTTATGGGAGATGTACCTCTTAACCCAGAGACTGATATTATGACAGAATTATTTAATGAACTCCATAATATTTGAAACTAATAGAATTAGTAATATTTATATAAAAAAAGATTATGCCAACTAACGTTTCCATATTAGATAAACAGAGACTTTATACCCAACTCAAACACCAGTTAGGAGCACCAATTGTAGGTGTGGAATTAGAAGATGATATGTTGGATTCATTATTGGACATAGCAATCCAAGACTACGCTATGTATGTTAATGACTGGTTAATTGAAAATCAGTGGGCTTCTTTAGGTGGTATTAATGTTGATGAAGCGGATTTAGCTAGAGCCTACACTACTAGGAGTTTGGACTGGGAGAGTTCCTTTACTTATGCGTATTCTAAAATTGTTGGGTTACAGACTATGGGCCCTTGGATTCTTAAAAAGGACTATGTGGAGTTAGTTCCAAACCAACAGATATATCAAATACCAGCGGGAAGAGAAATAAATGAAATAATGTGGTATAATCGCCCAGAACTTAATGAAATGTTAATTGACCCATTTATGGGTGCGTTCGGTGGTTTAGGTGGAGGTGGAATGGCCGGTGCTGGAATGGCTCAAATGGGTATGGTTGGTTCGTATTATATGATGCCTGCTTACGACATTTTACTTAGAATGCAAGACCGAAATATTAAAAATAGACTAATAGGGTCTGATTTAACTTACAGGGTCACTACAGGACCAGAAGGTACTAGGTATTTACACCTTTATAACGTACCTGGTGGTAATTTTGACTTCGGCAATTCAGAAATGAGAGGTGGTAGGGTATGGTATTGGTATTATGACGTTAATCCCGATAATGTGAATGATTGTTTAGCTGAAAATAAGGACATTATTAGAGTTCCCTCAGACGCACCAATAAGTGACATAGAATGGATTGACTTAAATTCTCCCGCAAGAGCATGGGTAAGAAGATATTTCACAGCTTTAGCGAAAGAAACTTTAGGTAGAGTTAGGGGTAAATTTAGTGGTGCCTTGAAGGTTCCAGATAGTGAACTAACCATGGACTACTCTTCGTTATTTAGTGAATCTCAGGATGAAAAAACTAAATTAACTGAGGAGTTAACATTGAGATTAGAAAGATTAAGGGAGGATAAAATGATGGAGAGAAAAGCTATGGTAGCTGAAAATCTAAATAAAGCCTTGGGGTATCGACCCTTCCAAGACCCCTATAACGTAATATAATATGGGATACAAATATCCAGGACACGGTTTAAGAACAAAAGCAGATTTTTCTAGGCAGATATACCAAAATTGTAATACCACCGCTGAAATGTCTGGGAGCAGCAAACTCCAACAAAATGTCTTTATAGGTTTATCTGGCATAAGCTCTACCTATAATTTTAATTTTACTTCTACCTCCGCAAATACAGCTGTTTTTTCTATGGGTGTGGACCCAGATTTGACTTACGGCAAATCCGCCGTCCAAATAAACTCTGATTTAATTCCTACTGGGAGCGGAAATGAATTAGAAATAGATACTACGACCAACGAAGTTTTTAAAGCTGCATCATCCTTAAGATATAAAAAAGATGTAGTGCCCTTATCGTTTAATGAATTAAGTCCTATTTTAAAATTAACCCCTGTAAGGTTTAAATGGAAAAATAATAACAAACCTTCTGTAGGTTTAATCGCGGAAGAAGTAGACTCGGTAGGGTTGACTGATTTTGTAACGTATAATAAAAATGGAGAACCCGATGGTATAAGTTATAAACTACTTACGATAGCTTTAATTTCCATATTAAAACACGGTACGGCACCAGTTATAGAAAAAACTGTGGAAACAGTAGAAAATGTTCCTATTACCATTGTCCAAGACTATGTGACCTCATCTACTAGATACATTATAGCTACTGAGGATTTAATCATCACACTTAACGATAAATCCCTGAATAGGTTCTATATAAAATCTATGGCAAACATTACAGTAAAAACTAAATTAGGCAAAATAGATGGGGAATGGGAAGAGGTTAGTATGGGCCCCCAAAGTAGTATAGAAATACTATCCAATGGTGATGGTTGGTTCATTCTTTCTTCAGACGGATTAAAAAATTCCTAGTGGTTCTAAGAACCTATCTGGATTCTGACCCATCTTACCCCAAAATACCTGTTCCTCAGTAGAAAGAGAAAGAACATCGTCTAAATCATCCTGGTCCCCTTCCCTTCTCGTTAAACCATTTATTAATTCACATTGTTTATTAGTGAAAAACTGCCTATCTTCTGGTTTCGTAACTATGAGACTATCTCTAACATCTGGTTTAAAAACAACTAGTAAAGGCTCAACTCTTTTATTAAACGTATTCATATACCTAGCGACATTATAGTCACCACACGTTTCAGGTGATTCCTCTATATCTTTTTCTGGGATTCTATAACACCTAAGAATTGTTTCTTTAGTCCCATCTTTTAACTTTTTATTTTGTACGTCACCGTGAGACATCGCTGTACCATTATTAACGTAATAAATCGTATCCCCTAGATTAACCCTTAAGTTCTCTCTAATAACCAATTCCATGTGTGCCATTTTTGACATAGGGTTACCAGCTTTTGTCACTCTTTTTGCTCTTTCTTTATACTCATTTACCGTTAACTTTACTCTGGATTTGTTAGCTATTTTAGATAGTGGGATTTCCTTATTGTATACTTTGTCAACATAAGAATAGTAATGTTCAATAAAAGACTTACCATCACCGTTTAATAACATTTCTAACCCCTCATCGATAAACTCCACCAAAAACCCTTGCAGTGTTTTAGACTTGATTGAGTTACCAGTTAATTTAACCTTACCTTTATCTGTCAATAAAGCATAATTCTTTCTAGCTACATTTATACAGGAAGGCCAAGTGCCGTCAGTGTCTAACCCCATTTCATCTCTCATATATAAATCATTATATTCAGCCACATCTGCGTCTGCACCTTTATATTCTTTATCTTCCACAACTAATTCGTTATTTCCTTTACCAATATAAAGTCTTTCTTCCACACCTTCTGGTGACGAAAAGTTTACCCCATCTGTGTCCAACACTAAAGGGGAGTAGTCCCTTTCCATAAACCATCTTATCATATGTCTAAGATATTGCCTTCCAGTACAGGTCACCATTTCACCCATATCCATTTCACCCCAAGGGAAAACCTGAGGAGCGGATAAAGAACCGAACATGGAGTTAATGAAAATTTTAATAGGCAGTTGTTTTCTACCATAGGATGAGGACTTTTTATCGTCAACACCAGAGTATTTAGAGGCTAATTTCTTATATTTGATTCTTGTGTCCCTAAAATATTTTAACATAGATTCCATAGCCCCAGTAACGTCGCACTCAGGAAAAACGTTATGCACTAACTGGATAGAAGGGTACAACGAGCTAAAATCTAACTTTAAAACATTAGTGGAGTAACCAGTCTTAAGTAATCTAGATAACCCACCTACGAATGGCCTTTGTTCATCTTTCTTCGGGATGGCTAGATTGTATTTATATGACCACGATAACATTAACATTTTCCATAATGTTGCTGTCCCCATGGTGGAAACTCTTTCATAAGTTGTAGGTACCATAGAAGCTAAAAGAAATGAAGCTTGGTTAAATTCCTCATCTACTGTTAAAGTTTCTTCAATGTCCCCCTCTAGATATTTTTTAATTATATATTGACCACTGACCTCCGCATAAACATTCGGGTGTTTACGAACTAAATCACTTAAACCCTTAGTGTCCTTTAGTTTGTAATTGCCCGTCCGTGGGTTAAAGAAATAGTCTAAATTTTCTTCTTATATTGAAGATATCTTATCTCCTGGAACATACACACGACTTTCTTTATTTGCTCCTATGAATTGGGTTATGTATTTAAGTCCCCAACTCTTAATGTCTGAATTAATAGTTTGGGCTCGTCTAACCGCGTGTGCTATATCAACGATGTTATATCCCCACATATTAGTGGACATATACTCTTCCATTTCAGCTCCTAACTTTAGTCTAGACTCCCTTCTTCTAATATTTATGTTTGGATGAAGAGTGTTGGAAATTTCAGTTATATTAAGTCCGAGTATCTCTGCACGTTTAAACATCCACTCCCAGTCGAATGAGGAAGAGTTATACCCACCTATAATAGTAGGTCGAACCCGATTTAAAGTTTCAAAGAAACTAATAATGAGTTGCCTTTCACTTTCATCGTCGTGAGCGTAGAATATCTCACTATTACCCCTATTATCTAATATTCCCACCAAAAAAATCATGCCATCGGTAGGACGTAAAGCGGTTGTTTCGATATCAAAAACCAATCTATGGATGTCGTTATAGTTCTCGAAACCTTTAAATAGTCTTTTTTCTTTTTGGATTAAGTATTGTTCTACTGGCGATAATATGATGATAGCTTGCCTACTCTCCTCCCCCCAAGGGTTTACTCCACCTTCCCTAAAGAACGAAACTAAGTTCTGGTAGGTTTTCGTGGTTTTAATTATAAAATTTAACCCTTCAACTAACCTAGGTTGTTCATGGTTATTTAATTTTTCTATAATAATCCCATGTTTGGACATGGCTTCTTTTTGCCTAACTTTACTATTAGAATAAAACTTATGGGGTCGTAAATCACCGACCCAAGCAAAAGGCACAAATTTATCTTTAATTATTTGTTTACCATTAATTGGGTCTTCTTTGATTTTAAATATAGAACTACTACGGTAATCGTATTCTACCGCTACTATGTATTTTTCAGGGTCACCACCCTCTAAAAATTGTTGAATTTCTTCTTGTGTAGGCTTCATGTATATAATAATTTTCGTTTGTAATATTAGCTTCACCTCGATGGTGAATTTTACTTAACATTAATTAAAATATAAGAAACTGTTGGGGGGATGTCAATTTAAATTATTCCGAAACTTTCTTGAATGCTGATGTATAAGTCTTCTCTAATCGGTGCCACTAACTGTGTGCCTTCGGTTAAAAATTCTATCAAAAATTGTCCTTGATATCTACCTGTTTCCATAACATCAGAAGGTTGCCATCTATAATAAATGTAATATTCTGGGTCATTGATGGGGTCTAACTCTGTTTTTTGTACGATTCCTGCGGCTTTATTCAAAATAACATATTCTCCAGTATCTACCTTTTTCATAGAAAAACTTAAAGAAGCGTTCTCTAATCCTTGGTAAAACTTTCTAAAGTCGTTTCTACCATCTTGTATTAATTGCATTTTTAATACTGGTTCTAATGAGTCTTTTCTTATAAAAAATTCCATTTTTTTATTTTTTTTATTATTTGTATATGTAACCTAATTAAACACTAATAAACTTTATTAAGATAAGTTAACTGAGAATATATTGCTGAAGTAAGGTCTCCCAATTCTACAGCTAAGTCTAATGCATTATCAACGGTGGTATCTATTGATGAGCTTTGATGAAAATTCCAACGATTTACACTAAGTCCAGCACCACCAGGTAGTAAAAGTCCCGCCCAATTAAATTCACCAACAACTATAGCAGTACCGATGGCACCAGTTGACCTTATTGTTAAATCAATTTCTAATTCCCACGGTCTGTCAATTGATGTACTAACTGCTCCGTTGTTACCGATGATTCCAGTATCTAATAATTCTGTTGCACCTGAAAGGTTAAAGGCTAAACCTGAAGCCCCAATATTTTTTAAAAGTCCACCACACTTAATATGAAATGTATCCCCTCCTTGTAGAGTATTAGCTGGAAATTTAAATTCACCGACACCCGAACCAATAATTGATGTAGTTGTTCCTGTAGTGGCCGACACTGTTGTACTATCACCAGTTTGTGCAAACAAACCACTTGTACCGTTAGACCAAGATACACTACCACCACCATCTGTTTTAAGTACTTGGCCTTGGTTTCCGTCCGTTGTTGGAAACGTATAAGCACTGTGGAATGTGGTTCCAGAATTATTAACGTTTAATAATGTATTAGAAACACCCTGAACCTCGAATGTTTTACCGCTTAATATTTCATTAGTGATACCACCATAACCAACTGCGATATAATTACTACTACCACCACCATCTGATGGTTGATACACAATCCTAGTACTTTCAGGAGTACCAACGATAAGACTATTAGTATTACCAGTAGCATTGATAAACCCTAATAAGTAACTGTT